TTACTAATCCCGGTACACCTACAGTGACATTTACACCCACTTCAACTACACCCTCAATTTTATACTATTATTGTGCTGCACATTCAAATATGGGTGGTCAGATAAATGTGAAAAGTCTTCGGTACCGTGAATCTATAGGTGCACAGATAATAGACTACGCAGACTTACGTATAGGTGGTCAAACAATTGAACGTATAACTGGTGATTATATATACATGTACAACCAAATACACCACACACAAGACGACACTGATCAGGGTCTTTATTTTCTAACGGGACATGGACAATATATATCAACGAGTTCTGATTGGGATTATAGTGTTATGTTACCGTTTTACTTTTTCAGAAATCCAAGTTTATCTATACCCGTGTGTGCACTCACAAAACAGATGGTTGAAGTTGAATTAAAATTTAAAAAACTCGAAGACGTAACTGTTTCGTATACAAGAACGGATGGAACAATTTCAAATCCACCTTTAGATGTATCTTCATCTATAAAGAAAGTATCACTCGTGACGGATTTCTTTTTCGTGACGGAAGACGAGAAGAATTTCATAATGTCGAGACCTATTGAATATGTTATTACACAGCTTCAAGTGTCACAGTTTAAATTAAAAGCCGGTATTTCTAAAAATTCTGGTATGCTTAATTTTAAACACCCGGTCAAAGAAATGTTCTTTCTCGCTGTAAGTGACGATGTGTATAAATATAATCCAATAAAGAACGTTACAATGAAATTCAATAATAACATTATCATAAACGCAGATAACTTGATGTTAAGTTATGAACAACCCCTTAAATATTATACGGGTTTAACCAATAATAACTTCGGTGTATACAGTTTTTCCTTAAAACCTGAATTGTATTACCCAACAGGACAAGTTAATATGAGTAGAATAGCACATAACTTAATAGAAATAGAACTCGATAATCCAAGTGCAAATTTCGGACACAAAGTGTATGTATATGCAGTTAACTATAACGTGTTACATATAGAAAGCGGTCTTGGGGGTTTAAAATTTTAGTGAGTTATACTAGTAATGGCTGGTCGTATTCAATTAGAAACATCCGGTCCACAGGACGCTTTTTTTACAGATGATCCCGAATACACGTACTTTGTAAAAAATTTTGAAAAACATGCTAATTATGCACCGTTCATGACGGATTTAGATGTACACGGTGATTTGGAATTCGGAAATACGTTAAGGTGTACCATACCACAAAACCAAGGTGATCTTATAAAAACAATAAGTTTTAAAATAAGTCTGGATGCCATAGACCAAACAATAAAAAGTGCTTTACACGCTAACACAACATCTGTTAATTGGAACGAGTCTATAGGTCATGCGATGATAGAACACGTAGAACTTTTGATCGGTGGTAAAGTTATTCAGAGACTCACGAGTGATTTCTTAGCTATATACTTCGATAATTACGTGACACAAACCAAACAACACTGTTTGGCAAAACTCGTAGGTAAACCACCGGAAGAACTTTCAGGGACATCTGCTATAAGTACATCTATCGGTGGCTATCTATCGTCGTCCGCTCAAAACTTATTTGTCGATATACCCTTTTATTTTTATAATAACCCAGAACTTGCTATACCAATTTGTGCGATAGATAAACAGGAAGTCGAAGTTGTTGTAAAACTCCGTGATATAGATCAGTGTATACACTCTATAAGAAGTGATTCACCGTACAACGGATACATTTTATATACGGGTTTGAAACCAAAAAATCTTATAAAAAGTTTCAAAGTTACGACGGAAATGGTATCGTTAACGGATAAAGAAAAGAAATATATTAAAACAACACCGAAAGATTATACAATTACACAAATACAAGAAAGTCGTTCTGAGATAGAACAGAGTAGTGATCTTAATCCAGTCGTTATAAAACACAAACTTAGATTTGTAAATCCCGTTAAGGAACTATTTTTTATAATTCAAGGTACCCGGAAAACTGTAGATGGGTTTTACAATGCAACATTTGACTACGATAATTCATACAGGGACCTTGATAGTGTATACATTAACTACGAAAACTTGAAGAAACTCGAACTCCAACTCGATGATTCATACCCCATAGAGGGTGCTTCAGGTGAATATATAAACTTACGGGCCGTTCAAAGTGGAATTCATCATTCAAGAACACAACTGTTTAGAAGGTATTATTCATATAGTTTTGCTTTAGAACCCGAGCGATGGTACCCTACAGGCCAGGTTAATTTTAGTTTAATTAAAGATCAGGATTTGAAACTAACTTTGAATGCGGAAGACGAGTGTAAAAGAGAACTTAGAGTTTTGGCGCATAGTTATAATATACTCCGTGTAGAAAACGGTACTGCAATAACACTGTTTTAAAAATGAATCAACAAGAAAAAGATGCAACAATGCAACTATTAGAACAATTTCAACAAACTGCTATAGATGTAGTTCAACCTGTTATGGAACAGGCCATCGTATTTGCGGCCGAATACGCAAAGGCGTGTGGTCGTGATATCATACTCTCTAAAGACATTGAATACGCGATGAAGTATTGTGCAATGAACGAGGTTGGTAAAAAATCAGGATCGTATTTTCCAGAGATTTATGACGAATCTGAAAGTGATGAAGATGAATTAGAAATAGAAGACGAAGAAGATATAGAATTTGTAAGATATTCAGGTCGAGAATATAAGTTTGTTAAAATGAACATGTCGTATGATAATTGGGATACGTGGGTGCCGAAAAACCCGACAGAACATATGTTAAAAAATGCTATAGATAGTAATGGATATCTCTGAAGAACCAGAAGGGTGGATAGACCCTAACGATAAATATTTTAAAGTAATAGGTGATAATAGTTCTTCATCGTGTGACGATACAGATTCCGAAACAGAAACCGAAACCGAATCTGAATCAGAATCTTCATCAGGGTGTAGTACGTCTTTGAAGGAAGGAAGTATCAAAATATTAAAAGGATACATGAAAAATACGAAAAAATATAAGAAAATTTTATTCGAGGAAGATTTTCTCCCAGAATAAAATGTATATTTATAGTATAAAAAATGTCTATCGCTAAAGAAACTATTACACTTGTAGCATCCGAACTCGAAACTCAATCTCTCAACGCCATCGTTGCCGGCTTCTCATTTGCTGCCGCCCTCTCGTGGATGGACTTGGTGAGATGGTTGGTTAACCAAGTCATCAAGGTCAACAAAAACGGTGGTATGAACTACACCCTCACTGCCTTGCTCACAACACTCTTGTCTATCACTGTGTTTATCATCGTGTCTAGAGTGTCCAAAAAGGTCAGAAAGCCAGCGCAACCAGTCTTCGCGGTTACTCGATAATCTTAGAACGTGGTTTTTTTATAATCATAAGTAAAAATAATCCAGTTGCAATTACCATCATTATTGGTATAAAAGAATCCCAACTATGTACATCCTCAAATTCCTTGGGGATTTCCATAGGTGTTGGTAAGGTCTCGTCTCGTCTATATTTAGGTATATTCACGAACTTATCAGTAGTACAAGTAACGGCAAGTTTTAGTATATGATTTGCGTTTCTAAAATTATAAGGTATGAGACGATTATTACTACTATAGTAAAATTGTACACGTAAACTCGATATTGTTTTTTGTGCACCACTATCGAAATTATGCTCTACAGCATCGTCTACACCGGAATAATTAATCACGTCTCCACACATTAGTATTCGTCCAGTATAAAAAGGTATATCTGAAAATATAGTCTTGTTAAATTCGTCAGATCCACTGCTTAGCTTTACAATAATACCATCTGCGCCTTGTAGATTAACACTCCCGGTCTCTAATGTATAAGGTGAAGTTTGAGTAGAATCCACGTCACTCGCAGTTAAACCTAAAATATCGTGTGGTGTAGTTTTACCAGTTACTAAAGTGTTACTGTACCCATTCGTTCCAGTATAAAACTTAAGCGTAAATGGGTTATTTGCTGTAAAAGTTATCGCATTTGTATCTTTATCAAACGATGAACTTTGTATTTTGCTACTCGAGTTTGCTACAACGTTAGAAGCTAAATCTACACCGTTATAGTTACCGTTGGGTATAGTTATCTCATAATCCGAACCACTTGAATTTAAAGTAAATGTATTATTTCTTTCATTTATCAAATACTGACTATTATGTATACGCGCTGATATCATGGATATCTTAGTAACGTCATAAATTGGTGATTTTAGAGAAACGACATAGTCTGCCGGGTTTGGGTAAAGTACCGGATCTCTTTCACTACTATCTATATCTAGAGTGTGTACCTTCATTAAAATATAGGAGCATTATTTTAATGAGTGTTTTACATTATTATTTATTATATTCGATTACGAAATGTTATGTGACAATGGGTTACCCATAAGTTGACGCTTTGCCATGTCTAAACCACTAGAGGATGCATTTGGATTTTCCATTCCCTTGTATGCGTTGAATTGATGATAATCGTTATTTCTGTATTGTTGCGTCCATCCACCGTCTGCTGAATTCACTCTACCATCTATACGCGACGTATCCGAACGAACGCTTGTTACCATACCTCCTTGATTGAGTGGATCAGCTCGGACATTCATACGACCCGCGCCGGGTGTACGACCCACTTTACCTCTTCGGTCTGTTGGCCTGAGTCCAAATTTAGTAAGTTCTTCAACTGTGTACTTATCACCGAACGTGCGTTTTTCGCCTATTTTAGTAGATGGTGAATTCAAGTAACCGTGTGAGAATTTGTTAATACCTGGTGCTGGTGCATTGGAATATGTGTAAGCTTCGATATTACCATCCTTCTTGTTTCGGGTTGGTTCCGCTGCACGAGTTAATGCCGAAACGGTTCTCTTGGGTGCAGCTGTACTTAATGTATCCGTTCTAAGACCAGTTTCTGAACGATTTGTCGTACGTTTTGTTCTTTCCTGTTCGCCTCTTGGTACTCTACCCGACATTCCCTGGGCACGCCCGGGAACGGGTGGAAGTCTTCCAAAAAGAAACGATGTTTTCTCTGGTCTGTTATTACCAAGTTCACCCGCAACTCCTCGTCTACCACCTTTTCCATCAAAGGCTGGACCAGAACGCCCTGGTAAAGTTGTAAGTCTGTAAGCACCGACATTTTCTGGGTTAACTCTGAATAATTGCTGATGACCACCGACTGCTGGTACATTTGGATCAACTCCCAAACCTGGACCAACTTGTTGATGTTCGATTGGTGACAGATTATTCATTCTACCACCGTCGTACATCATACGATTTCTCATATCCAAAACTTCACCGCCGGAGGAACGAGATTGTGGAGAAATATCTCCAAATGTTGACATCTCTTGTTTTGATGAATACCCAGGTTCAACTAATGGTGATGGTGCACCTAAATATGAATCATTGATTGATATATCTCTACTGTATAAATCATCAATTGGTGGTGGTAAAACTTCTTCCTGTCCTTGTATGGAATTTCCTTCAACTGTATATTTTTCATCCGATTTGCTCAATTTACGACCAGCGTAAACGAGACCTGCTATAGCCAATATAGATATAGGGTCAGCCATTCTTACTTGTTATTAACATTTTTATTGATATATCTTTGCTGAAATAATCCATTTTGAAGTTCGGCTCGAGTGCTCGATGGTTCGTATGTTCTCGTTCTAAGAGGTGTTTTACAAGCAACATTCTGGAGTGGATGAAAATTTTTTTCGTATGTTTTTGCTAATATTTTATTAAATCGTGAAGTTGACTGTGGTCTAAGAGCATCACTCACTTCTATGTGTTGAGCTGGGGAACCTTTACCTGCCATGTATGGAGCAGTTCCGTACAACATTGTATTTGGTCTCGATGAACCATAATTTAAGGTACTGGGCTGAGGATATACAAAGACTTCTTCAGTTGCACAAACGGATGGAACCGCTTTATCACTGACCATTTTCATTCCTGGTTGAAGTTGATACGCCATTTACTATTACAAAACATTTTGTTTATGAAAAATCGAGTATCAAGTTAATAATTATTTTAATTTATTTAAGCAGATAAACCAGATCCTCTGTGCATACCACTTCTCTTATCGCCATTTGGGTTTAGTCCTGCAAAAGCTTCGAGTTGAACACCTCTCGCATCTGGATCACATAAGCGTGGATCTTGTCTACATGTTGTTTTCCCCTTTGATCCATGTATAAATTCATAATATGGATCGTTACCTAACGAAGAGTTCGCGGTTGGTGAAAATTGTCGCGCTAAAGCGTTTCTTTGGAAACGTGGTAATGTTGATCTCGAACGAGAAGGTCCGTATTGTATACCATTTGTTATGTAAGAATCTGTATTTTTCTGAACGGTTGGTCCAAAACACGCACTTGGTCTATCTGGTCTGTCCGTATAATCAGTCATGAGTACATTAGCGCATGGGTTATCCTGAGTAGGCATCTGACAAGCCGACCCGAAATTACCGTGCGCTGACCTGGGTGGACCCTCCTTTATCATATCCGACTGTTCCATTATGTAAAGAACGCCCAAAGCTGTACCCCCTAACACAAAAATACGTATGTCTCTATTAATAAGGTATATTATACACGTTGCATAAATGATAAATCTCGCTGTGGCATTAATTCTCTCTTCTGAAGAGAGAGATTTTGATGGCCAAAATTCTAATACTTTATCTGTACGAATGAGCTGTTTTGGGTCTTCAAACCAAGAAGTCATTTATATATATCAAGTTTATTTTTTACCACCTAACATGCCACCTAACATACCCTGCATGGTTTTCATTAAAGCAGCTTCATCCAATTCACCATTTTCACCTGAGCCCATTTTGTCTGCACATTCTTTAGCCACACTCTCTATCATTGAGAGAGTGTCTTCTGGGATAGATTTTATGGTAGTTCCCAACATGTAAAGCGTTTGTACGTATTGCCAAATAGCATTTTTTGTATTTTCAGAACACGTTTCCCAATGTTTTTCGAGATTAACACCTTTCATGAAATCGAGATTCTTAGATTCTTTAATGAAAAATGAATCGTCCTTCGACGAAATCTGATCTGCGTATGGTGTCACACCGTTCATAAATCCATCAACAACCAGTCGCGGATTTGCTTCTTTCATTAAATCGAAAGCCGATAAACACTTTTTTAAACCTTTTTCTTCTGGAAACGTCTTATGAAGTTCCACAAGAAATTGCCCCATCATTTCGTTAAATGCTGAAACGGACGTCATTTTTGTATATAATCTATGTTAGATATCTTTAAGCTAAGAAATTAAAATGGTTCTGTACTGATACTCTCTTTCTTACCTAAACCGTTAGATACGATAAAAAATACTAAAATAGCAACGAGTGCAGCTGGTTTTGTATACGCGCTGACTGCGAGTTTACCTTCGTTATTAAGTTTCGATTTGAAGTGGATATACCCTGCTGTTATAAATCCAGCAATCAACCCTGCCCAAGCTGGATCTCTTAAATAATCTTCAAACTCCATTTACTTATACATGATGTTTTTTTGACGGGCTTCGGCTGCATCTGGGAAAAATACACCATCATCATCCTGTGTACGTTGCATAGGTTTTTGCATTCGTGGTGCTGTATTTATAGTTCTAAATTCGTTATTCATGAAAGAGTTGTTATTTTGTTCTTCCATCATTGGTTCTCCCATCATTGGTTCTTCTCTCATTGGTTCTCCTTCCATTGGTTCTTCCATCGTTTGTTCTCCCCCCATTGGTTCTTCCATCATTTGTTCTCCCCCCATTGATTGTTCACTATTAAATGGTTCTTCAGTTGTCTCTTCCATGCCATTGTCCTCAATAATATCTGGATCTTCGGAGTCGCCGATTTCTGCGTCACCCAAATCAAGATCTTGTCCTTCTTGTTGTGACATGTAGGTTTGTAGTATTTGTTGGACGGGTATAAGTTCTTTTACTGCATTTTCGATACACACTGAAAACCTTTCAAATAACTTGTCATTTCTTGAGTGTTCATTTTGCGAATCGTGGTAAATATAAGGGTCGTTATAAAGAGATTCTGCGACTTTATTGTGACACATTTGAATAAATACTTCATTTGTTGGTAGTTTAAGGGAAATCTTTTTGTTGTCTTTACTTAATCGAACGGCTGATAAAATTTTAACGCAACTTACAAATACGGCTGCCAATAAATCATTAAACCAAGCACATCTATTCGCTATATTATCAGTGTGTTGTTTTGACATAGCGTCGCTCCAGTTAGGAACTTCTTTTAACAATTTTTGGTACATTACTAAAACTTTTCGACCCTTTGATAATTTATAAGCCTCTTCGTACATTTCTTCAAATGTCTCTATCATAACTGGGCACATCAATAAACAGAGTTGGCCTAGGTATTCACGTTTAGCTTCTACTAATATGTTGAGGTTGTCCATTTATGATAAAGTAGGTTTTTTTATAGGTCATTATTATCGCGCCGCCCTGTACTTATTCGCTGTCTTTTTCAAATTAACAAGTGTTGGAAAATCTTCAAAATCTTCTTCTGGTTTTTCTTCCAATTCTTTATTAACTTTTCTAGGTCGCCACGATATACACAGTTCAAATTCTCCTATGTGTTGAACATAAAACCCACTTATTCGAAACTGTCTAATCAAATAATGTGTTGCTTTCGTCCTGTCGAAGTGTGGAAATCCCATTACAAACGATGGTATTTGCACAAATACGTATTTTTGACCCAATTCTACAGATTGTCGTATTTTTTTTGATATTTGTTCATGTAATTTGACATACGTTTGTTTCCTCAACCTTTTACGTTTTTCGTCTAGACGAGATATTTCACTAATACTTATCATTACAATACCGTCAAATTATTATTTTTAAAATATTACCCGTTTTGTATTTTTATTAATTGTATAGAGAATACAAAACCTAAAAGACGTAAATTTTCTAGGGCTAATTTTTCTGTACCCACTTAGAGCGATTTAAACGGCTTTTTGAAAATTTTTCGAACTCGGTTCTCATAAGGACCATACTTTTTTAAAAAAACATGACTTTTATTCGCCCATTGTATAATAATAGAAAATATAGTGTTTAAATCCCTCTAAGTGGGTACAGAAAAAATAGGTGTAAAAAAATAGATATAAAACAGGTATATTTTCTCTATGATAGATGTATATTTTACATACCTGGAACAGTCACTATTCTATCCTTATCGAGACCCATTTCAGGTTTTATATTTTTAGTAGTATTGTACATTGACTGCGAGTCTAAAATTTCTTTCTCGACAAGTAAGTTAGTATTACTTTTTAAGTATTCTAGTTCGCTCTGTCTTACGAGAGAGTAGTCAACAAATTCACTCGATGCTATACTATTTGTAAAAACACCCTCATCTCGTGGTTTTTTAATATGTAAAGGTTGACTTCTCAGTGATAAAACGGCAACTTTTGGTTTATCACCTACATATTTTCGTTTATTTGTTTGAATTTGTGTATACTTTTTTATATCAATATTCAACCGGTTTTGTTCTATTTCATTTAAGAATTCTTTTTTTTTCATTCGACCATCGATACTTTCCTTAAGTTCTTTCTCCAAATCTTTCGTGACTTCATCCGTATTATCGATCTCATATTTTGGACCCGTATTGATCACCCGTATAACGGATGAAACTATAAATCCAAAATCATAACCACCCTTTCCGTATTTAACAACCATAAACATTGCTTTACATATTTTACTACCTATTTGAGGTATAGTTTTTGTATCAGGAAGCTTAATATCATCAGATTTTAATGGTTTTGGTGCAAAAGCTTCATACATATCGGCAGAAATAGTTTCGATTATATACGTACAAAGACCAGTACGTTTAGAAACTTCTTCGTTTGTACGTAAAACCATTTCTTGCATGAGATCTTTTGTGATATCAGCATCCTCCATTTTTTTGTACATTGACATATCAACTTCTTCATCATTTATATCAGCTGAAGGAGAGTTACTGAATTTTTCTACCCTGACCATTGACAGTATAACGCATAATATCAACACTATTAAAACAACTTTGTTCATCTTAGTATTAATTTTTATTTTAATTGTGATTTAACAGCGTAATTATTTTAATGTATAGTTTTAGAATGTCTCTCTTGATATATAGTCCACAGTGTAATCACAGTTTAGATATAATAAATTATATACAAAAAAATGAAAATCTTAAGAAAATCGTTTCATACCATAATATCAATAAATTGGGTATACCACCGCAATTTAAAAATAAAATAAGTCGAGTTCCGACAATGCTCACAAAAAATGGTAAATTTCTTGTAGGTAACGAAATAAAGAATTGGTTAGAGTCTTTACTACCTACACAGGAACTGGAAATGGCAGGGTTTGGAACTTGTTCAATGACAACATTAGACGGTGAAGGTACTAATGATATGTTTGGTTTGGATGATTATGGTACATCTTTACAACCACCCATGACGGAGGAGTTACAGGCAAAGATTGATAGGAGTGTAAACGATGCGTATAATGCACAAAGTAAACAGAATTAAAGAATTTATACGTTTTCAATGTAATGAAACTAGTTACAGTGCAAGCAACTGCAATTAAATCAACTTTCGAAGTATTGAAAGATATACTAAACGATGTTAACATATACTTTAAACCCGAAGGTATGTATATAATAACATTAGATACTGCGAGAACAACACTCGTTGATATGTATTTATCCGGTGATAATTTTGAAACGTATAACTGTGAAACTGAAATTGTAGCAGGTGTTAACGTATCTAACACATTCAAACTGTTGAAATCTATATCAAATAATGACGTTCTTACAATTTCTATAAATTCAAAAGAGTTTATGGATATTGAAATATATAGCGAGTTGAAGAAAACGTCAACTAAATTCTCACTCAAACTTCTTGATATTAACGAACATCAAATAGAAGTTCCTCAAATAACTATGAGTACAATAACCCCAATGTTGTCTTCGGATTTCCAAAGGATATGTCGTGATATGTATAATATAGGCAACGATATAGAAATATCAAGGTATGATAAAAATTTAAGATTGTACTGCGAAGGTGATTTTGCAAATCAGGAAACTAATATAGAATGTATAGAAGAGAGTGTAAATATAACTGGTAGTTATTCACTTCGATACATGAACATTTTTACTAAAGCAACGAGTATGTGTGCTAATGTACAGATTATGCAAGAAGAACAAAATAGGTTTCTTATACTTAAATATAACGTCGCAAATTTAGGCGAACTTAAATTTTATCTCGCAACTAAGGTATCTGAAGATCAGTAATGTACCCTTCGTACGTACTTACCTTTTTAACAATACCCAAGGCACTCTTCAATTTGATACTCGGATAATCAGATTGAAGAGTTTCATCGTCATAATATAACATATCACTTATCTTTACATTTTTATTACCGTGAAAATCACCTCTTGGTCCAGCATACCTTTTTATTTTATTTAGTACGTCTTTGACAGGCTTATCGTCTATATCCATAAGCTGTGCACTTATGAGTGGCATGTGAAAAACTATTCCGGGTACTCGTTTCGGTGGCCATTCATGATTCATATCATTTGATAAAAATTTATACATTTTATCGTTATACCAATACTTTATACGTAAAATGATTTTGGTTACATTTGTAGGTGTTTCAACATTCTTATAATCTATACCATTCAAGTTTTTATAAAAAGAGTCTATACCATCATACCATTCTTCTTGAGATTCATCTTTCCAAAACCCCATTAGTTCACCGTCTGTAGTATCACTATCAATTGTATATTCCATAGACTGGTGTGAAATTGTATAATCTGGTTTCGCTGTTATACATTTTATACGATCATAAACCCATAATATAACAGTAGTTAAAAGATTAAGAATCATGTTATTTAGTTATTATATGGAACGTAATTTTTTAAGCAGATATAACAACAAGATTGAATCATGGTCTAAAAATATAAAAGACGATCCTGATAATAAGGACATATATGAAACTGAAATGTCGGATTATATAATAAAATGTTTACCTTACATGAAACAATATACAGATGATATAGAGAAGGAGGTAACAACAGATAATGTTTTTAATTGTAAAGAGACGAGTGGGTTACAAAGGAAAGATATATTTGATGATTACCTTGCTGAAGTCGAGAAGGTAAACGTAAATAGACCTATTGTAAAAAAAGCTGAAACGTGTCCTGAGTGTAATAGTAGTTGTACATATCATTTTACCGATACAAGTGACCTCGTCTGTGAAAATTGCGGTCTGATAATAGCATGTTTAATCAGTGAAGAGTTAACGTATAGAGAAGAACAGGAAACGTCTGAGAAAATCATAAACTATTCGTATAAACGAGAAAACCATTTTAATGAGTGGTTATCTCAATTTCAAGCACAAGAAACTACTAATATACCACCTGAAGTTATAGAACAATTACAAAACGAACTGAAAAAGATTAAGATCAAGGCACTCGATGAGATAACACACGCACGCGTACGTTCTCTCTTAAAAAAACTAAAACTTAACAAGTATTACGAACACGTACCGTATATAGCTAATATACTGAGTGGTATATCACCACCAAAAATGCCACAAGAACTCGAAGAACGGTTACGTATAATGTTTAAAGATATACAAAAACCTTTCGATGATAATTGTCCAAAAGAACGTAAAAACTTTTTAAGTTACTCGTACGTTCTCTATAAATTTTGTGAACTTTTGAGTGAAGATAAGTACCTAAAATATTTCCCACTTCTAAAGTCTAAGGAAAAGTTATACCAGCAGGACCTTATATGGAACAAAATATGTAACACTCTACATTGGGAATACATAGCGACCATATAAAAATATCAGGGTATACTAAATGGCTTTTGCGAAACGTAACCAAAAGTCTAAAAATTTACAAAAGAGTACGAATGACATATATAATATGAACGATGTGGTTAAGAATTATTCGGGAGGTTCGCCTATACCAAAACAAAAAAACAATTCGAACAGTGGAAATCCACTCAGACAAGGTGTCCAATTTAACAGTTTAAGTAACATGTTAAAATATTTCGCGGTTCTCAAACACGGTTCACAAACGAAAAAAAACAGGAGAAATTCTGTAAATAAGGCGTTAAAAAATAAAGCTAAAAAATAAAATAGACGCGTATAATAAATGAATGGTAAAATAGTTCGTTCAAATGCTAATATTTCAGTTGCAAAAATTGCACAATCTGTTAAGCTACCACTAAAAAAAACAACAGAAACTCCTAAAAAATTTAAATCTCTCTTAGTACCTAAGAACAAAATAATTAATATTGATAAGATGGTTAGTGGTTTTTTAAAGAACCTGAAACCAAAAGCTAAAAAGACTAAAAAGACTAAAAAAGGGAGTAAAAAGTAAGTTAAATATTTAAAGAAACGCGTTTTAGATTAGATAATGAACGACCCGTATTACAATTTCTGTTTAGAAGAAATCAAGTTCTACACAGAAAAGATAAACGAAATTATAAATCAAGGTCTCAAAGACCCTAAAAAGTATTACGAAGAATCCAAGAGTGAATGGAAAAAGATCTACCAAATGATTCCAGTTATGTACATGATGAATCAATGTAACGAATTTCCGGAGAAGAATCCGGACACGGTGGAAAGTTTACAAGGTACCCTTCCGGGAACCCCGTCAAACGTAGATAGTTTTGTGCCTGCGTTACCATAACTTCGGTCACATTTTTTACCGATTTCAGTTCGACCACGGTTTTGTTATTTAAAATTAAATCGGCGCGAAGATTCCCTATAGTGTGCCCTTCAAACACAATAGGAACTATTCTCTCCGTTTCGTAGTGTACCCCATTTTTCCGCAAGACAACTTCCATCGCATTGTGATACACGCGCTCGCTATAACCGGGACCAAGTACTTTGTATACGTGTTCGGCATAGTCACGTATCATTTATAAGATAGTTAAAAGCTTCACTTTTAACTAAGTTATATGAATATCGAGAACTGTGAAGGTCGCGATTTTTTAAAACGAATTGCTAATGGGTCTGTTGATCTCATACTTACAGATCCACCGTATATTATTTCACACGAAACAGGTATGAATGCGTTACACGACGCGATAGAATCGGGAAAAAATCTTAAGAAAACCGAGTCTGATTGGTTAAAATACGTCGAAGAAAACAGTGCTGCTAAAACAACACCGAACGCTAAAGAAAATTATATGAAATATGGTACCATATACGGTACCAAGTATAGCGTTAAGACGAATTATGGCGAATGGGATGAAAACTTTACTATGGATACACTCGATGAGTTTATAAATCTGTTTTACCAAAAACTTCGCGACGGTGGTACGTGTATAATATTCTTTGATGTATGGAAAATATCACATATCAAGGAACTCATGGAAAAACATAAATTTAAACAAATTCGGTTCATAGAATGGATTAAAACAAATCCACAACCTATAAACTCGGGTACGAATTACCTGACAAATTGTCGCGAAATAGCTTTACTTGGTGTTAAGAAAGGTAAACCGACGTTTAATAGTAAATACGATAACGGTATATACAAATTTCCAATCCAAGGTGGTAAGAATAGGTTCCATCCGACACAAAAAAATGTTGATTTGTTTCAATCACTCATAGAGAAACACTCTAATAAAGGTGACCTCGTTGTAGATACGTTTCTTGGTGGTGGAACAACAGCTATGGCATCTGTTAATACCGAACGTAAGTTTTCCGGGTGTGAACTTTTGAAAGAATATTACGATAAAATTCTAACCCAATTTAAACCTACTTAAATAATTATTTATTGTAGATAAAATTATTTAGAAGAGTCTGGAGGTGTTATTTTTATTTCGGGCGCATCTTCAACTATATCTATAACATACCTACTTGAATCATTTGTAGGAGATACAGTTACTATTCTACACATGTCAGTACTAACCATGGTATTATCTACGTTTTTTATAGGGATAACTATTGGTCTACACAATAACATCCACATATATTAATATCATAGATTTAAAGATACGACGTGTATATAACATAAAATGTTCTATACACGTGGTATGGAGTTATTATCAGCAGTAACGTCCGTTTTTCCTGTTTTAGTTTCATCATTGTTCCCAATGAGTTACGTCTCTCTCTCGTTTATGATACACTGTCCTTTTAAAATTTTGTACCACGTTAACAATGCGTATACTGTGAATATGTACAGAAGTCAATTAATATACAAAAAATATAAAAGTTTTTTACACGTCGGTTTATCTATACTTTTTTATTCATGGGAAAGTAAAATAAGTTTTTTGAATATATTATTTCACGCACTTTCCGTGTCAGTTATACGTAAATGCGAACCGTTAAAAAACGATGACGATAGAATGAAGATAGATACACTTGGGTATATAGGAATATTTGCGTCTACGATCGGTTTATATAGTATAAATAAAATACATTACGTTTTATCCCTGTACTTTTACTTTATATCAAATACTATACACCAAATGGATTTATACGATGGGCTAACGAATAGTGTCGTAAACTTACTACTTATCACACCTCAGTACTTGTTACTTTTAGGGTACGAAACAAATAAACAATATACTTAATGATTACACGGTAGAATAGAATAATGAAAGAAACACATAAATTCAAAATAACGGATACCACCACACCAAATGACATGGATTCCTTTTTTTATGACGTATGGTCCCGAAACAAAAACGTTTATATTTTACTAGACACAACGTCGTGTAAAAATGTATCGTTAACGCGAATACTTTCAATTAAAAATGTTCTAAACAAACACAGAAACAATTCAAAAAAGTATATAGATCATACAACGATACTGGTAAAATCGCGTTTAATTAAAAATATATTACGCGTAGGTTTATCTATACTAAAAACCGAACGACCGGTTTATATCACGACACTTTAATTATATAGAACATGTTCCGTATGTGAAATATAATTAATTAGTTTTTTAAGACGATAAAAACTTTCCAGTTTCATCAATGATGAGTTCACCTCGATCAGATAACATTTTTCGGTGTAACATGTGGTGTTGCTTAACATCGTCTTTGTTTTGTCCGACGTATGGTACGGCGTAGCCTTGTTCACACATCCATTTGTTTACGTTCGTCCAAACCCCGTCCTCATGGACCCAAAGTTCACCGAGTGCGCGTCCGTATTTACCGACCGAGTCGCGTTCTTGACATCTCAATTCAATCTCGATATCGTCCTTATCACACTCGACAGCTTTCGTCACCCACCCGGCAAGCTTCTTCTTGGCGTGTTTCCCGTAAACCTTTTCGGTCAAATCACGCGTTCGCGATTCTTCGGTATCGATACCGAGCAATCTCACGCGTTGGCGAATGAGTACGTCGAACCCCAAATCGATAAGAACGTCGACGGTATCACCGTCAACGACTTTCGAACACGAGTCGATTTTGTATTTGAATTCACAGGGTTTTTGGTCGTAGGTAGTCATTAGTATATATAGAGTGTAGTTGTTTATTCTTTAATAGAATAACTAATAAAATGGATAGGTCCTTTACACGTATATAATTCATTTTTAATTTTATTAGCTTTAACACCCTTATATGACATAAATAGATAATTAAAACCATTTCTAAGGGCTTCTTCTCTTGTTTTAATTATTTTTTCTATATCTTTTTCTTCTGTCCATGGACTTTTGACTTCAACTATTGTTTTTATACTTTTTATATAAAAATCACAATAGTACCTATGTGCTATACCTTCATTATCAAACCAGTTTATTTTCGGAACTTCCGTTTGATTTTGAACAATATCATCTTCACCAAATTTTATAATTAATTCAATAAAACATTTTTCTTCGCCCAAACTCTGAAGTTTATACTCTTTACCACTTGGAGAAATGTATGTTCTATATTTAAAAATTTTATTGCAATGTTTTCGAAAAAAATCGGGGTTTTTCATCTGATGGTCATATCCAAAATTTTTAATAATCGTTTCTTTTCTTTTCTTTTGAACTTCCGGAGAACTTAAAGCGTTTCTGAAACCTAATCTTTTTAAATTTGTATCCTCTACCTTTTCTCGAATTTCTTTAGATTTTAACGGATTATCAACTCCGTATCTTTCATTCAACGTTTGTTTAGCCTTATCTTGAATTTCTTTAGATTTTAACGGATTATCAACTCCGTATCTTTCCATGGACGTTTGTTTAACCTTATCTTGAATTTCTTTAGATTTTAACGGATTATCAACTCCGTATCTTTCCATGGACGTTTGTTTAGCCTTATCTTGAATTTCTTTAGATTTTAACGGATTATCAACTCCGTATCTTTCCATGGACGTTTGTTTTTTCTTATCATTTATACACTTTTCACACCCAGTATTACCTCTCAAATGTTCTTTAAATGTTTGAGTAAAAAATATATCGTGTACTTTACATTTTATATTAACAGAGTTTAACTGTCCATTATATTCTGTTATATTTGAATAATCATATATATCACCGTGTATTTTTTTAGATCTTTCTTTAAATTCATCTAGTGTTAATCTTTTTGAAAAACCTAAAATATCGCGAGCGCAACTTGGACACCCGGCCCCATGTAAATGACTATCCGGGGTTTGTGGAAATTCTCTATGTGTAGAACATATTATTGTAACATATTCTTTAGCTTTTGTATAATTAACCAATGAATAATCGTATCTATTACCGTGTTTCTCTTTAGCTCTACGTATAAAATCTTCAGTGGTTACTTTTTTTGTCATTACCACATAACTTAAAATAGTCCTATTTTTCTAAATACAATTATTATTTACAAATCAAATTCTTTATTAGTTCATTCTATTTTTAATTAAATCACAATACTCGCTATTAATTTCTACGCCTACGTATTTCAAACCTAATTCCTTCGCCGCGACACACTCACTCCCCGAACCCGCGAAAGGAACGAACACGTATCCTTCCTCGGGATCTTGCATGCATGATTTAATAAGTTTATCACACAGTTTCAAAGGTTTTTGTGTCGGGTGATTCACGCGTTCGTTTTTTCCGGCACCTCCCGCTAATGCCGGTATCTTGATAACGTCTCGGGGTAAAGCCCCGTCCGGGTGTGCCTTATATACGGTCGTCTTATCACCTTTAGAGAATCGTCCTACAGTTGCTTTACGTTCCTTACCCGCGGCATTGTTTATAAACGTGTCGGTATACGGTTCGCGAACTGCGTCTCTGTGAAAAACTTTATCGGTTTTCCATAACACGAGAACACTTTCGTGTGTTCTTTGCCAAAAATTTAGGGAAGGTGTTACTTTATTCGTATAATGCCACACTATCCATCTTCTATTTACCTCGTAAGGAACGCGACTTAGTATGAGCGCGAGATTTTCACTAAACCCGTATATGAACATGGTACCGTTTGGTTTTAAAACACGTAAACACCCGTTTATCCATTCATCGCACCATTTCAGATACTCATCCATGGGTTGTTTATCACTCTTATTCCCAAAATCTTTACCGATATTATACGGTGGATCTGCTATAACTATTTGCGCTTCGTTATCATTTAGTGTTGGTAAAACATTCAACAAATCGTCGTTAATAATTTCCGATTCTCTCATTTCTTAATATTCGTATTTTGTTTTTAAGTTATATTTTACAATTTTATGTTTGATTGCATACACGAAAACATATTTAAAGTATAGAGGATACTATAGTATATAACAGCCATGAGTAAACATACAGCAACCATTCATGAAGATGAAATTTTCTCATCGATCGCGTACAAAGAATTACTAAAGAAAAAAACCGCATTCGAATACTATAAATCTAACGGTGCATCGGACAGAATTCTCGATTTGGTATCGATGAATGCACGATCGTACGGCTGCTTCGCAGAAAAATTTATCAGATCACACTTTGGAATGGAATATCCGTCTAATACCGAACACGACGCTATTCTTTTAGATAGATCGATCGAACTAAAGGCACCCAGGATGGGAGCCACGGGTAAGTACTTCATTCAGCATATTAAACCCTATCACGATTTTCAGTATATTTTAATAAGTTTACTACTTTTCAACGGTTACTCATCTTTTATTTTGACTAAAACGCAAGCTATGCAATTGCTGTCGGATCAACGTGGTGAGGGATATTTTATATACCATAGAGATTTGGAAGAGCATGCGACCGTCATCGAAAATGCCGATGAGCTTCGGAATTTCATCAAAAAGCATCGTACTAAATCTTGGGTGCTAAACGATTAACTTTTACTTTTAATAAAAAATACTATTTACAAATCAAATTCTTTCTTAGTACCACCATCGTACGCGTTCACAAACCCTGAATCTATCATTTTTTTGTTAATCGAAACCATATCCCTTTTATTTTTGTA